GGTGAGCGGAGGCGCGATGAAACGCTAGCGACAGAACTTTACTTGGTTCCACTCGTCTGATATGTAGAATGCATGGCTTTTTCACAAAACCTTTGGAGCGTCAGCGCGTTATCAGTCGAATTTGGGCTGGACAGGCGTACTGTCGGTCAGCGTTTGAACAATGTCGAGCCAGCCCAAGTTAAGGGCAAGGTAAAGAAGTATAAGTTGCAAGATGCCGCGAAAGCCATTTTGGGTCAGGTTGCAACGACTGGTGGTATACTTTCATACGACGAAGCGAGAGCGCGTAAAATGGCTGCGGAAGCCGAACTGTCTGAGATTGAGTTGCAGAAGGAGCGCGGTGAGGTTTTGCCGCTCGACGTAATCAACGCAATCAACAATGAGATATTCGGCAACTTCCGGGCAAAGCTATTGGCACTGCCAGCTAGATCCGCACCGGATATTTTCGCCAGTTCAAACGTGAAGGAAGCGAAAGCCTTGCTTCGCAAAAGTATAAACGATGTTCTCGAAGAACTATCAGACAGCATGATTGAAGTTTATGACCTTGAAGATACCGAATTTACCGGCGGCAAAAAAGACGACAAAAAGCATACTTGAGATAATCAAGCCGCCGCCAATCCTTACGGTGAGTGAGTGGGCTGATAATCACAGGCGTTTGTCAGCCGAAGCATCATCCGAAGCTGGCGTATGGACAACAAGCCGAGCCGAGTATCAGCGTGGCATCATGGATGCCATCAGCGATGATACGATCGAGAACGTAACCATCATGTCATGCGCCCAGGTCGGCAAGACAGAGATGTTGCTGAACTTGATTGGCTATCACATAGAGCAAGACCCGTCCCCCATCCTGGTCGTTCAGCCCACGCTGGATATGGCGCAAACATTCAGCAAGGACAGACTTGCGCCAATGTTGCGTGACACCCCGGTACTGAAAGGCAAAGTGAAAGACCCACGGGCTAGAGACAGTGGCAACACAACACTCAAGAAGAACTTTGCCGGTGGTCACATAACCATGTGCGGAGCGAATAGTCCGAGTTCACTTGCCAGCCGACCAATACGCATAGTGCTATGCGATGAGGTTGACCGCTTTCCACCATCTGCCGGTTCTGAGGGCGACCCGATTGATCTGGCACGAAAGAGGGCGGCGACGTTTCATAATCGCAAATTCGTTATGGTCAGCACCCCAACTGTTGAAGGCACATCCCGAATTGCAGCTGCGTTTGAAAACACGGACAAACGTGAGTATCATGTGCCGTGCGCCGATTGCGGCGAAGAACAAGTTATGCGGTGGTCGAATGTTCACTGGGATAAGGACAAGCCGGAAACGGCTTACTATTCCTGTGAACATTGCGGTTCGGTTTGGGATGATGCGGCGCGTTATCGCGCAATACGCAGGGGTATCTGGAGAGCCACCAATCCAGAGGTAGTTGGAAGGGCGGGGTTCCGACTATCAGGATTGTATTCACCCTGGGTTTCATTAGAGAGTGCTGTTCGAGATTTCCTTGAGGCAAAGAAACTGCCGGAGACTTTGCGCGTCTGGGTCAATACCTATCTAGGTGAGACTTGGGCTGATGAAGCTGCCGGTGATGGCATTGATGATTTCTCGATATCTAATCACCGGGAAGATTATGGCGACAAGGTTCCGCAAGGTGTTGTCGTTATGACCGCCGGGGCAGACGTGCAAGATGACAGACTTGAGGTTGAGGTCGTAGGCTGGGGACGTGATGAAGAAAGCTGGAGCATTGATTATGCAACCTTCTATGGCGATCCGAACTCTGCCGCTGTCTGGGCTGAATTAGATGAGTATCTAAGTAATACCTGGCAACGAGAAGACGATGTTCAACTAACCATCAAGGGAACCTGTGTCGATAGTGGCGGTCATCACACGCAGAGTGTTTATCGCTTCTGCAAACCGAGACTTGGCAAACGAGTATTCGCCATCAAAGGTATCGGCGGCGAAGGCAAGGCATTGGTCAATGGCAGACCATCGACGAACAACAACCTCAAATGCAAGTTGTGGTCTATCGGCGTTGATACTGCAAAAGAGATGATTTATTCGCGTCTGAAGATTAAGGAAGTCGGAGCCGGTTATTGTCACTTCCCTGAGAGATATGATGATGAGTACTTCAAGCAGCTTACAGCCGAGAAAGTGGTCAAGAAATATCACAAGGGTTTCCATCGCCGAGAATGGGTAAAAGTGCGCCAACGGAACGAAGCACTTGACTGTCGCGTGTACGCTCTGGCGGCATTGAACATATTAGGAATATCAGTTAATATGCTTGCACAAAGGTCTGCAAAAGCAGACGCAAAAGATGTCGATATTGATAAGGCCAGACCGAAACGGCGACAAATGCCACGCAAGTCAGGCAACTTTGTGAAGGGCTGGCGATAGTGGCTAATTTATTCGATAGCGCAAATGCACCAGAGGGCGTTCCCGAAGAGGTCTTCATCGGTGATTTCATTCAATTCAAGATAAGCACGTTTTCGACTGATTATCCGAACAGCACTCACACCATGAGATTGGTGGCTAGGATTTCAACGGGTGGCAACACAGAAATCACTATAACGGCAACTGCATTAGATGATGATTATCTATTTACCGCCGCTTCATCAGCAAGTGCAAATTACACAGTTGGTGAATATCACTATCAAATAGAAATCGAGCGCAATTCGGACAGCAACCGCATCATCGTTGATCGTGGGCAAATCAAAGTTTCAACCGATTATGATAACAATGTCGATCCCAGACATCACTCAGAAATTATGCTTGGCAAGATTGAAAGCATATTGGAGGGCAAGGCCGACAGTGATGTTTCCAGCTATTCAATACAAGGCCGGTCATTGACCAAGCTGGGCATCGAGGAGTTGCTTGATTGGCGCAATTATTATCGTCGTGAAGTAAACGAACTCAAGAAGCGTGAAAAGCTGAAACACGGCAGACCAACTAAATCAACAATCTTTGGAAGGTTTTGACGATGGGCATTTTTGATTTTCTCAATCGTTCCGAGAAACCTAAACAGGTAAAGTATAAAAGCCTGTTCCGAAATTATGGCGGTGCGAATAGTGGTCGCCTGTTTGGTGATTTCGTTGCCAGTAGTTTTTCAGCAGACAGTGAACTAAAAAATGCCTTGCCGGTCTTACGCAACCGCAGCCGTGACCTTGCCCGCAACAATGAATATGCAAAGCGTTTCCTGAACCTGATTAAAACCAATGTGGTTGGCGAAAAGGGCTTCAATACTCAAGTCAGAGCCAGAAACCCAGATAGGGGTTTGGATGTTGCTGGCAATCAAATCATTGAGAATGCGTTTGCTGAGTGGGGTCGCTTGGGCAATGCAGATGTGACCGGCAGACTAAGCTGGTTGGATTGTCAGCGCGTTGTAGCAGAGACATTGGCGCGTGATGGTGAGGTGTTCATCAAGAAAATCCGCAACCGGCAATATGCAAACGGTTTCACGTTGCAGTTTGTCGAAGCTGATTTGGTTGACGACCAGAAGAATGGTCGCAATGAAAAGAACGGAAATCAAATCCGCATGGGCGTTGAACTGGATGATTTCCATCGCCCAGTCGCGTATCATGTTCTGACCGCTCACCCGAATGATAGTTTCCTGAGAACACCGCAATCGAGGCAGCATGTTCGTGTTCCGGCAAGTGAGATGATACACGTCTTCATGCCGGTCAGAACGCACCAGACCCGTGGCGAACCGTTCATGGCTCCGGCAATCACCGGCCTCAAGATGCTAGATGGTTTTGCGGAAGCTAGCTTGGTTGCTGCACGAGCAGCTGCATCCAAGTTTGCTGTTCTGACTACTCCAACCGGGGAAGACTTTGTTGGCGACGACGAAACTGAGGATGATGTTCCGATTGTAGACTTTGAGCCAGCCAGCATCTTCCAGTTGCCGGAAGGTCAGGACTTGAAACTGATTGACCCGAACCATCCGACCACAACATTTGATGAGTTCCAGAAAGCTATTCTGCGCGGCATCGCATCCGGTCTGAATGTCAGTTACACCAGCCTGTCTAATGATTTGACCGGCGTAAGCTATTCATCCATCCGGCAGGGTACGATCGAGGAACGCGACCACTTCAAGATGTTGCAATCATTTATGATACAGCATTTCTGCGAACCTGTTTTCCGTGCATGGCTTGAGACAACCATGACTGTTGGTGATGTTCCGATCCCGATTGATAAGTTTGATAAGTTTGCCAATGGGGTGGTTTTCCGTGGTCGTGGTTTTGCATGGGTCGATCCGCAACGGGAAATCAATGCCAACATTACAGCCGTATCGAATGGCATTGTCAGCCTGTCTGACATCGCCGCAAATTATGGTCGTGATGTAGAAGATGTATTTGCACAGATACAATCCGATAAAGAGATGGCAGAACGCTATGGCCTGAAGCTTGCGTTTGAGCCATTCGGTAACAAGTTGCCTGTCGAGGCAGATATTGATGGAGCCGAAAATGGCGACTGATTTTCCGACCAAAGGCGATGATAAAAAGATTAGCTTGCGGAACAGCAATTATCCGCAATTTGATTATGACTTTGCGTCTGGCGTAAAGGAAAACAATAACGAGGTTTGGCGTACCGGCGGCAATATCCGTGGCAATGAGGCGTATGAGTTCTGGACTAAGGCGCGTGATGGCGAAGAAACCGAAGGCACGCTTGATTGGATTAAGGAACGCGAAGCCTGGGCAGCGCGTCACTTTGGGGATGGAGAGCAGTTCAAGGATGGAGACTTAGAGCCGAATAAGTCGAATATCGCCGGAGTAGTCGCGCAGATGAAATGGGGTGTGATTGGTACGCTTGGAGAGCGTGGCATGAAAGATGTTGTTCTTGAACTAATCAAGAAACTGGAAGGCAAGAAAGACGATGATCGTGCCTTCTCTGATTTAAGCGATGCAGTCCAGACCGGAATACGGAACATGGTGGAGGAACACAATGAAGAAGTCGGTGATGCAAAAACTAAGCGTACAAATGTACGAACGATGGCAGCGGTGTTTGAGCGCGGTGTCGGAGCGTATAAAACAAATCCGGGAAGTGTTAGGCCGAATGTAAAGTCACCAGAGCAATGGGCGTATGCACGTTGCCGGAGTTTTTTGTTCGTTTTACGCAACGGAAGGTTCCAGGGTGGAAAACACGACACAGATTTGTTACCATTAGGACATCCCCTATCAACGAAGGAACGGGACATGGCAGATTTAGAGCAGAGACACATTCAGAACGTCGAGGAAACGGATGACGCTTATATCATTACGTTTGGCAAATCTATGCCGGAAACGGAAGAGCGTCCGTATCACGATGAAGATGAAATGAAGGCTGACAAAGACAAAGACATGGAGCGTCTTGACCGCAGTGAGATGGTCAAGCGTTATCATCACTTTGATGCTGATCGTGCCGTTGACGAAGATACGCGCCGAGTTCGCATTGGTGTATCCAGTGAAGAGCCTGTCGAGCGCGACTTTGGCATGGAAGTTATAGACCATTCACGCGAAAGCATGAACTTGGACTTCCTTAATTCTGGGCGTGCGCCACTTTTGCTGGATCATGATATGACCAAACAAATAGGCCTCGTTGAGACAGTCGAAATGGATGAAGATGCGCGTAGATTGCGTGCAGTAGTTCGCTTTGGAAAAGGCGAAAAGGCTTCTGAAGTTTTCGACGATGTTCGTGACGGTATTCGTCAGAACATTTCAGTCGGCTATCGTATCGATGGTCGCGTTGAGCGTGATGGCGACACAGATGATATCGTCCGTGTTAAAACCACGCCAATGGAAATATCGATTGTTTCAATTCCGAGCGATCAGTCAAGTCTGGTCGGAGTTGGGCGGTCAGTTTCCGAACCTTTGCAATCATCAGTTACACAGGAGATTAAGATGACTGATACAACTGAAAACCAAGGCATTGATCTTGATGCAGTAAAGGCCGAAGCTGTCCGAACTGCACGCAAGAACGATTCCGAAATCTTGGCAATCGCCGCCAAGCACAACAAGCGTGACTTGGGCGAAACTGCCATCCGCGACGGACTGTCTGTTGATCAGTTCCGTGGCACATTGCTGGATGCCATTGGCGACGACAAGCCGCTCGATGCTCCTGCAAACGTAATCGACGCACCTGTGAAAGAGACACGTTCTTACTCACTGGGTCGTATGGTAAAAGCACAGGCCACCGGCGACTGGCGTGAAGCCGGTCTTGAGCGCGAAATCAATGACGAAATTACTCGTCAGGTTGGTCGCTCTGCCGAAGGCGTATATGTCCCTGACTTTGCATGGCAACAGCGTGGGCCACTCTCAACTGCCGCAACCGGCGGTTCTGGTGCCGAAGTTGTTTTCGATGATTTCGTACCTACGGAACACCGTGGCGATATGTTTATCGAAGCCCTGCGCGCTCGTCAGGTTCTTGGCGGTCTGGGAACCACATACCTGTCAGGTCTGACTGGTCGCATTAAAATGCCGAAACTGGCTACTGGCGCAAACGCCGCATTTGTCGAAGAACTCGCAGATGTTGGTGACGGTGCTGGCACAGACGGTGGCGTTACTCTGCAACCGCGCACAATGGGCGCATTTGTAGAAATGTCTCGTTTGCTGGTTATGGAAAGCGTCCCTGCCATTGAGCAAATCATCCGTAACGATCTGCTGGCATCTGCCGCAGACCGCACGGAGTTCTATGCAATCAATGGTTCCGGTTCTTCCGGTCAGCCGACTGGTATCCTCAACACATCAGGCATCAACAATCTGGACATCTCGTCCGGCACTGACGTTGACGCTCTGACATGGGCAGACATCATTGCTCTGGTCAAGCTGGTTGAGGAAGACAATGGCATCGTGAACAGCGCGGCGGCTGGCTTCTTGTCACACCCTGCTGTGAAAGCGAAATTGGCTTCAACTGCCAAAGTGTCCAGCACGGACAGCGTTCAAATCTTGGATGCACCGTGGACTGAACTCTATGGTCAGCCGATTGAGTTCACCAGCAATGTGCCGACAACTCTGGATCCGGGCGATGGCGGCAATGACGCTTCTGCTCTGATTTATGGCGACTTCTCTCAGCTTATGATTGCTCAGTTCGGCGCACCGTCGATTCTGATTGATCCATACAGCAACAGCAAGTCGGGAACTATACGCATGGTTCTTCACGCTGAGTTAGACGTTGGTGTTAGAAGTGCTGTCAGTTTTGCAAAAACTGACGAAGTAAGCATTGCCTAACTAGGCGTTATGGAATTGGCGGGGCAGTCAGTGAGAAGGTTGGCTGTCCCGTCAAGACCTTTGAGGTGGTATTGTGAAAGTTAAGATTTTACAGAAGTGCTTTGCTGGAACTGGTGGCAACCTTATGACCGGCGAAACTTATGATTTAGATGTTCGCACTGCGGAACGTCTTATTGCGCGAGGCTTGGCTACTAAGGTCAAGAAAGCCGCGCCGAAGAAAAC